GGGCCCAACAAATTTTGTTCTGCCAACATAAACTGACGTATGTCTATGTTAGTTGAATCTTTAAAGAATGACTGTGCTGTCAACCATGCAAATAATACTAATCCCATAGCCAAATCATCGTTGCTGCCCTCTTCGGCAGCATAACTATCACGAACACGAACAAATGTATTCAGTTCGGCAATCGTATCAAAATCACTGATAATAAGTTTATCGTTTTCAATCAGTGTCTTTAAGTTGGCACAACCAATCTTCTTGACTGATTTTGTTGTCTTGACACCAAACGATGTTGACCGTTTGAATCCTGAAGAGATAGACTGACCTTTGATGTGATGCTGTTCAGTCTTGTATATGTTCTCATACTCCAGATCATAATGTAGGATATCCACCACTTGCTGACCAATGTTGTTGGTTTCAATCAAAGCAAACGCTTCATTGTACTTCTTGGCCAATGAATAGATTATTGTTGGAAGGAATAATAGGGGTATCTTATTGCTGCGAAACTTGGCCACCTGACGGTAGGGGACTTGTGTCACATCAAGTATATTTATCGCAGAGTAATCTAGCAGTACACCCTCCGAACAATCCACACTTGCAATGTATAGATGGTTGGGTATTGGTTGTTCGTAGATATCCAATCCTTCTTCTGTATGAATTGGATTGTGGAATGCCAATGACCTGAGTTTACTGCCTGATATCAACGTAGCATTTGAACCAATGAACTCGGTTTCAAACTCTTGTCGGAACTGTTCCTCCGAAGTGTTTCGTATTGTTTCTTCTTTCCACTTTGCATCACGACCAGGAACTTGTGACCAGTGAACTTCAACTGTCTTGTATGTGGAACGGTTTTCAATGGCATCTGTCCACATCTTGTAGAATAGATTCAATCCATTAGGAGTTGAAACGATAATAACTTTGGATGTTTGACCAGATGAGATAACAGGATAGGTTGATGTGAAGAACTCAACTGCCATGTTGTGTGGAACGAATGCAAACTCATCAAGGAAGATTAAGTTATATGTACCACCACGAACACCTGCTGCTGATGTTGCATACGCAAATATCTTAGAACCGTTCTCTAACTCTAACGAACCTTTGTTCCATGTCATGATACCTTGTTGTAACCACGATGGTAGATATTCGTATGCCTTTTGAATACGACCTAGAATGTCACGTGCCAACTGACCTTTGTTGGCAAGAATACCAACAGTATATTCTTCATTGAAGATTGCTGCCCATAGCATATATCCGACAGTGGTAGTTGTCTTACCCACCTGTCGTGGCATCTTTGCAATGGTAAATCGGTTATTGTGAAATGTGCGAACCATGTCCTCTTGAAAATCCCACATGTCAAATGGGATAAGACCACGGTCTACGTTGACAATTTTTACATAGTTTTTGATAAAGTATACAGGGTCTTCTGCACACTTTGCAATTTCTATTACTTGTTCTTCTGTGTAGGATAGTTCAGTGCCTGTTCGTTTTAGGCGGGCATTACCAAGATATCCGTCATCCATAATTTATTTTGCGATGCTTCTCAACATCCATCCTTTTTTCTGGTGTGCGTCTAATATGTCTTGTAAAAAATTACCAACAGCAGGTTCGTTCGCACCTTCAGCAGCAACAATGCCAGCACGAAGATGAATAATAAAACGGTCATTATCTGATGCTAAGTCACGCATCATTGCCATTGCATCAGGAATTGATGTTGCTTCTTGAATGTCTGCTAGTTCAAGCATACGAGCAAGAGAACCTGGTGCATACGAATTCAATGCACGAATATGTTCTGCAATAGGGTCTGTCTGTTCAAATATAGAAGTATAGAAATCACTCAGGAAATCATGATATTGTGGAAAGTTAGAACCCTCAATGTTCCAATGATAACCATGTGCTTTTAGATACAAAGCAAAGTTTGTTCCTAAAATAACTTTGAGTTGTTCAATTAGTGTTTCCATTATTTGTTCCTAACTAGTTTTATTAATTCTGCTGTTGAACCAACAAACACTGCCTTATCTATACTTAGTCCACTCGACTGTGCAGTTTCTTTGGGTGCTAAATCTCTTTTACGTTTTTGTATCTCTAACAAGTCTTTATTTAGGTCACCCAAATTCTTTATTAATCCAGCAGCAACTTCGTAGGCACGTGGATGTTCTGTGTCTCTCGCAACAAGAAGTAGTTGGTCGATGGCAGAGTTGCCTTTACTAATCAGTTCTCGTATATTTTCTCTGGCAAATTGTGCATCAGACACAACAGGATCATCGTGGTCTATTACCACTGGAACTGTTGTTTTTTGTTCAACAGTTTGAATGGGTTCTACATCAAATAAATCGGATAGATTTTCATTTAGTTTTTTCATAATGTATCAGGATAGTTTATAATCGTTTCAGAGAAACCAAACTCATCATCTGGCATCGCATCAATTGGATTAGGTCTGGTCATAATATTAGTTACTTCGATTGCGTTTGATGATAGGGATACCACATTAAATACAGCATTACTGTAATCACCAGTTAGTCTATTGCCAACTGAGATAGTTTTATTTAATCCAGTGGCAACTAAAACTCCTGTTGATGTGTTGCTAAAGTAATCCACTGTTCCAAATACACCGTTTGCTTTATCACGAATAGTTTCACCTTGTGCAAACACACCAAACCCATTGGCATAGTCAACTTTGACTTTTTGTATTTGCTTATTGTTATTGTCAATATACAAGTTAGTGTTTGCCGAACGAATAATCTTACCTTCTTTTATTGGTGGCCAGATGTATCCTTTAACAGTAAAATCCAAATCCCATAGTATTAAACGAGTGGTCATCATGTCACCCTCATAATCCACAGTAGAATTGACCGAGTTTAATATGATAGGAACATCATACTTCTGATCCATTGTTGGAATAAAGTTGACTGTGACAGTAAAGTCGGGTGTAAAGAAAGGCAGTATCTGTTCTAGTATCTGTGTTCCATCTTCAGTATTACGAACATAGATGGACAACGAAAACTCAAAGTTGTAGGGGACAGGAACATACTGTGTATTTACTTTAGTGGATGTTGAACCAGAAAAGTTTTGTAGAGTAGTTACATGTTTACGTGTTGGGTCATACGACATACTTTCCATGTTGAAAGATATGCGTGGAACAACCGTAGCAATAGATTTAGTTAATGTGGGGTCAGAAGTAAGTCGTGTTAAATACTTTTCTTTTGCACCATAGGACAGAGGAACTTTCCATCGTTCAAGTTCAATACCTGATTGTGTGTGACGGACACATTGAATGTCATTAAAGAGTGTGCCAAATGCAACAACAATTCTTCGTATGGTTCTATTATAAAAAGGAGCATTACCTAACATTATACTTCTCCAAACGGATTTTGTTCCGTAAAATCAATAATAGAATCAGAAGCGGATTCTAGTCTATCGTTGTCAGCAATATCTTCAAACACTGTATTCATTGATGGAGAATCATATACATGAATAGTCCATTCGGCATTGCTTGTAGCACCTTTGACATTGCCAGAAACAAATTGACCTTGAACAAAGTATATGTCCACCGAAGCATTTGCATACATTTCACTTACATATGCCGAAGCAGTTGAGTAGTCTGTATTTGCACCCTGATATAGAATTTCATCTTGAACAAAAGTTCCAGAACCATCAGTCAATGAAATACGAACACGTGGATAGTTGCCACGAATCTGGTCATCAACTTCCTTGACACCAGTGCTGATGTATTCGTTAGAGAACACAAACTGTTTTAGTTTAAGAGCATACACATAAACATTACCACCACGACCACGACCCAATGTATAGAACATCGCTTGGTCATTTTCATGTTCAACGAATGTAATCTCAAAAAAGTTTTGTAGTAAAGGCAAATAGATTAAGTCACCTTCACGTGGTCTTTCATATCCCATGTTGGTGTATCTAAATCGAGCACGTGAAACTAACAGTGTTACTTCATCTCGGATTTCCAAACCGAACTTAGACATGAAGTCACCTTCACCCTCCATGCCAGTAACATTTTCCAGATACATTTCGATGGGATATGCAGCACGATATTCTTTGGTCGCATCCTCACCATAGAGATAATCTATTCGGTCACGTGTTGTGCGAGGCATGTAGTAAACATCCATGCCATAGATTTTGAGAGCTTCAATAACCAAATCCTCAACGAGCAGTTGCTCAGAGGTTATCTGATTTGCAGGAAAATTATTGAAGTAGAAATTGGTTGCCACGGTTTACCCCGTGAAGATTTCAGATGGCAGTGAATTGAAGTTGTAGATTTCGTTTTCTATTTTTTCAATTTCATCATGTGCTTCTTGCATAATCCTCGGACCGTCAAGTGTCACACCACCTGGCAATTGAATGCCAGCAAATTTACTGAGATTGCTTCCCCATTGATATTTGATTTTAGCAGTGGCATATGCTTTTAGATAACGGTCATTCCATACATCGGCAAGACCTTCTTTGGTTGCTTTAGCTTCAGCAAAATTTGCTATTACTGGACTGCGAAACTCTAATGAAGTTGGTGATGAAATTCTAGCCACTTGTTTACTTTCACCATTGATAGTAATAAAATCGTTCTCCAATAGTTCTTGATCGAAGATTGTTCCTGTTCCTGTGACTGTATTTGCTGTAGTGTTCGAACTCATCGTTCCAGTGAGTATCATTGATTCGGGTTCCATCTTACGATAGCATTCGGCAATAACATAGTTACCAGGAACTACATCACGTGACCAATCAATATCCAGAAAGACTTTATTCTGCAAACGATTGAATCGGAACTGTGGTGTTCCAGAGAACAGAAGATTTAGTGTGCGAAGATGTTGCATCGTAATCTCATACGACACATACGATACCGATGTAAAGTCGTAGAGGTCATGTAGACGCAACTGATAACGCAAATCAAACATATTGATTGATGCGCCAGATTGGTCAAAGGGAATAATACCTGTAACGAAGGTAACTGCATCGGGGACATAAATCCAACGGCGATTAATGTCTTCTTCTGTTATCAAGTGTTTCATAAAGATTTTCTCAACACCATCCCAATGATAGTCGTTGAAGAAACTTAACGCATCATCAATGCGGTCATCTACTTGATCATCATCAACATTTATCTCGATAACTGGCCAACCTAATCGTCTTAGGCAGTATTCTTTAAACTGCTTTCGTGTTTGAGGTTTGGCCATGTGTTCATATTACCATTTAATAATAACAATACCCGAACCACCTAGGCCAGCATTGTTTCCACCACCGTAACCACCAGCACCACCGCCACCACCAGTGTTGGTGTCGGCGTTAAAACCAGAACCAGGATTGCCAGGTGTTGCGTTGCCACCACCGCCAGGTGAACCAGACGGACCACCGTTTGTTCCACCAAAACCAAATCCAGAACCAAAACCATTATTCTGCGAGATTCCACCACCACCACCACCATACGTTGCGGGTGTTCCTGAAAGTGCAGATGATATTCCTGTGCCGCCATTACCACCACGTTCATTACCACAACCAGAATTGCCTCGTCCACCAGTAGCACCAGCACCACCGCCGCCACCTGCACCACCGCAACTTGGACCAGAACCATCGCCACCATTGTTACCTTGACCTGGAGTTCCTTGTCCTATACCAGCACCATTAGGTTTGTCACGACCAGAACCACCACCCGAACCACCGTTTCTTCCGTCACCACCGCCACCACCACCACCACCAGTAGCAGTTATTCCTGGACCAAATGAAGAGTTTTGACCATTACCACCTTCAGTGTTATCACGACCAGCAGAACCACCACCACCAACTGTAACTGTAATAGAAGGACCAGATACTGGATAACTTGTTCCTAATAGAACTCCACCCGCACCACCACCACCCATACCACCACCGCCGCCACCTGCAATGACAAGATAATCAGTTAGTAGAGTTACACCTGCGGGAACACTCCATGTAGTGCTTCCAGTGAATGACTGACTTCCTGGTTCAAATGCAGGAGCACCACCACCTCTCCGTATATTGAATCCACCTGTTCCAAAAGATTTACCTGATCCTGCACCAAATGTAGTAGTTATTGGCATTTTATTACATTCCTCTAGTTAGTAAAAATCACCACAGCAGGATAACCCCACTGTGGTGAGATAGCATATTATATATTAGTATACGCTTGAAGCACCGTTAGCAAATGCCGTATTGGATGCCAGAATGATATACGAGTTTGCAGCTCTCTTCAGAACCGAGAATGAGTAAACATCAATACCGTTTGCTGTTCCACCAAATGAAGGATTGACGTTACCAGACCAACGAGTATTTGCTGTTTGCAGAACACCGTCAATCATCAAGTTAGCACGATATGGTGTTGCACCTTGAGAAAGCATAATGCCAACCGAAATCATCTGACCTGTAACCATGAAACCATTGAGGTCACCACCTGCTTGATTGTTTGCACGTAAGTCAAACGAAATGTTTGCAGTTGGGAAGACATCAAAGTAATACGCTGAGTTATTTGCAAGAGCAAGAATAACATTACCACCGATAGCAGTTGAGAAAATATTTGCTGTTTCAGTTACAGTCTGAATGTTCAGGTTACTACGAACTGCCACTGCACCAGTAATTGCTCCACCATTGTTTGCATTCAACGAATTGTTGGCACGAACAAATGCTGCATTGGCAGTATCGAACATTGTGTTAGAGTAAACCAACAAGTCGATACCTTTAACTGCTACACTCGCAGGTGCTTTCAAGTTTGCGTTCATCGTATCAATCGCAAATGAACCATCTGCAAGATTGACGTTGTTTGTTCCACCAATATCTGGTGTGTAACCTTTGAACAGGTGCCATTCTTTGGTACCAGAATCACGAATAAAACCAGAGTGTGCATTCGTTCCGTCATTATAGTGACCAGCAAAACCAATGTCAATGATGTCGGCAGAGTAGTTATTCAAACCTAGTATAATCATCGAGTCATTAGCAACAATAGAACCAGATGAAATAGAAACGGTGTTACCTGAAACAAACAAGTTACCAGAGATAGATGTATCACCATTGATTGTTACGTTGGCAGAGAAAGTAGTTGCACCACCGATTACACCACCAGTGTTTGCATCCAACGAGTTATTAGCACGTGTAAAAGCAGCAGCAACCGAAGCGTTTTGTGTAGTATTTACACCGTCATTTAAAAGAGTCGCAGTATTTGAAGCAAGAAATGCAGCAGCAGCAGTGTTAGTTACTGAAGTAATATTTGTATTTTGCGTAGCATTAATACCATCAATATTGTTTGCCGAAGCAAAGGCAGCATTGGCAGCATTGAATGCAGCAGTTACAAATGGGCTAGAAGCAGCAGCAGAACTGATGTATGTATTTGCAGCACTGGTAAAGTTATTTGCGCCAATAGAATTTAACCCAAGCTTCGGTCCAGTAACCTCACCATCAGTAATTCTATTATTTCCTATTCTTTGTGTGGCCATTTTCGTTTTCCTTTTTTTATTATAGGTTTTGTTCTATATTTAGCAAAATAAATAAATTATTGTTATCAACCTTTATTTATAATAATTATCTCCTAGAAACTCTAGGGTATGCTTGACCGTCTTTAGGTCGAGTTCCATAATTTTTTTTCGGATATACCTCATCAGTTCGTATCAATTGATATATTGCATTACCTTTTATGGTTCCCAATCCAGTACACGCATCCCAACCCGCAGAAGCACGATAGGCAGGAAGTGCAGTATTAGCCGCATAAAATCCAATGTTGCCTGTGGTTATATCATTAAAACAGTGTGGGTTGGAATAAAACATTTGATGACAGAAACCCATTCTCTTACCAGAAAGTTGATTGAGTATTGCGATCAATGCGGCAATTTGTGGTGAAGTAGCACTTGTCCCACCAACTTGAACAAAAGTATTGTCTGGACCATAAAAAAATCTATAACCAGTAGAAGAATCAGCATTACCCGCAATATCTGGTATACCCCTAACAGTTAGTGGGGCAGAATTCAATACTGGAAAATAACTTACGGTTAGGTTGTTTTGATAACTTGGCAACCCATACAGAATACTTACACCACCACCAGTTGCCGAACCATCATGATTCCAAGTAGTCTCTAGTTTTATCTTATTGTTTGCGTGTAACAATAAACTTGTTCCACCTGCTGCAATAACATATGGACTTGATGCTAAAGTTCCAATAGTGGCAGGATATGCTCCACCATACGGACCACCTTGTGCGCCCCAATCTCCAGCAGCAGCAACTACAGTGATACCCTTCACTGCACATGATGCCAATCGTTCATTTATTGCTGCAAAAACACCATTGTCTGTATAGAAGAGGAGCACTCCCAATTCAATGTATATCCAACTAATAGAAATAACATCAGGATTGTTTTCAGTATCCGACAGCACATAATCAAATAAATCAATATAGTTTTGTGAACCATTTGGTGCCATATAATTGACTATATTGGCTTTCGGTGCCATACCAGCAGACACAAATATATCCAACATAACTTCAGCAGCAGCAGGCTCAGCTATATCATTCGTTTGTCCAAGTAATAGAACATCTTTTACATTAGGACTTTGTAATCCAATATTTGAAAAACTAGAATCTATATTTTGTTGTGTCCAACCACCATCAAAAGAAAAAATACCTATAGTTCTTCCATGACCATTAAACGCATAACCTCGTTGAGCTTGGGGATAATTATATGCAGCAGAAACTTGTTGGGGAGTTAAAAACACTGAACCTGCAATGGCAGCAGAAGTAACTAAATTAGCATCCACATCTGCGGGATTAAGCATTGGTGCCATAACTCTAAACAATTTATCTTTTGAATAATTGTCCAATCCAATTACTGATACAAGAGCATCATTCAGTTCTGTTGGAACGGTTATGTTGTCAGAGAAACTTCTATATGTTTCTTTATCATTAGTATAATTGTTTAACTGTATATTGAATGCCTGATTGAATGAACCCACATTTCCAGACAATTGAACTTTGGCAGCGTCAACATAACGGCCAAGTATTGTTAGGTTATAATGTTCGGCAAATTCACATGCCAAATCTAAATCAGATTCAGATGCACCAAATTTTTTGGTATACTCCTCATTAGATAGAGTGGGTAAACCTAAATCCGTAACAGCATTGGCATAATCAGTAATTGATTCGGGTCTTCTTACATGTATGTTTACGTAGATAACCTCATCAACATTCGTTGCAACAATTGATTGGATGTTATCTGTTATCGGTCCAGAACTATTTGGTCTAACAATAGTTGATGTGAAATCCATATTACACCTCTAAAGGTAAATACGTTACAGTTACAGTTACTGTATTAGTTGTTCCACTATTATTATAAACTTTTATATACGCATTTGTAGTTACCGACACATCATCATTATAACCAATAACTGACGGTGTGAAATTTGTTACATTTGCAGTCGTTCCAGTTGTGATTGCTTCGGCAATAACACCAGCACCTGGAACTGGATCGGTTGTTATGCTGCGAGTAAAGTCAGCATTACGTCTAGCAATATTACCGTATACGGTTACCCATGCACCAGTTGACACTGCAATTTTGTATAATCCATATCCCTTTGCCATTGTGACCGTAAGGTTAGCAGTAGCATTGGATGCCAAACTTGAAGTTGTAGCAGAGACAGTTGTTCGAGCTGGAGATGCACCAGTGTTTGCTTTTATGAATGCAGCATTAGCTTGGTTACGTGCAAATACGTCCGTATCTGTAACAGCACCGCCAGCATTTGCTGTGATGAAAGCAGCATTGGCATGATTACGTGCATACGTATCAATGCTACCACCAGCTAATAAGTTATTTGCAACCCCACCACCAGCAGCGGTAAAATCAATAAAGACACCACGATTAGCACCACCAGATTCAAACAACCTTAATTTATTTTGATAAACATCAATTGTTATACCACCATTCAAAGTGCTATTTGCTACTGGTTTATCTAAAAATATTTCACCACCCTCATCACCACCTTGAGCTAACGCATTGAGTGTTCCTGTAATGTTTAATGCGCCACCAAATGTTGCCCCACTAGTATTTGCGAGAGCATTGTTTGCTTTTGTGAATGCGGCATTTGCAGTATTACGTGCATAGATGTCTGTAGTAGAATTAGCACTTGTATTAGCAGCAGCAAAGGCAGCAGCAATAGAATTGTTCTGTGTATTATTAATACCATCAAGAGCAGAAGCACCAATGAATGCAGCATTTGCATGATTGTATGCAGAATTTGCATGATGGTATGATGAGTTCGAATGATTACGTGAATAGGTATCTGCTACGGCAGCACCACCAGCATTCGCAGTTTCAAAGGCAGCATTGGCATGATTATATACAATTTGAATAGTTGCATTCTGTGTTTCATCTACAGCAATTGCACTATTAGA